TTAAAAAAACATAACAACAAGTATTATAATAAATATTATAATAGCTATCGTATTAAATAGTTTAGAATATGCAAACTGAAAAATAAAAATCACAATTAAAATACTAAGTAATGTAAATGGTAATAGCATCATCAGATCTTTAACATTATTTCTTTGTTCTTGCTCCCAATCGCTAATAGCCCTAAAACTACTTTTTTTATCTATAGGCGATGTAAAAATACCATATATTGAAGGTGCTATACCTCCTAAAATAGCAGTTCCCAAAGTTGTCATTACTGAAATTACTGCGAAAGTATCATCCGAAAGCAATAAATTCAAACTAATGCATTGTTTATTACCCATCGAATTTATTGACCAAATAGCTAGAGAAATAAACAACCCAAAATTTAAAATAAATGATATAGTAATAGCAATTGTTTACAAAACACGAAATTTTTCATTTTTATTTATATTATCCATTTTTCTCCCTTTTTCTTAAATCATTTTATTATATATTACAATAATCAATCTGAAATGTTGATGTAATTTGAAAAAAATATCATACTTTTACTCCTGAAAACCTCCCTAAATCATCAATATGAAAATCAGTATTAGGATATTGCGTTTACAACTCTTTTAAATCTCACTCATTCTTCTCATCGTCTTAACCGATACTATCAATAAATACTGGCAACACCATAAAATATATACCCAATTTATAAAAACCTAATTGACTCATAATCTTCTAACGGTATATCATCCACAATCACAGTATGATTAGGATTATCGTTAGATACATCTTTCACTGCCTTATCTAACCCCTCATCACCTCCGTCCCATTCACCAATATTAATGAATATAGGTACATTACCGTTTATATCATGCTTATCTGTAAATAATTTATGATATTTACCCAACATATCACGAGCTTTTAAACGATCACTAGGTTTTATTGGTACCTCTATCAGTTCAACATGTTCATTATAGACTAATTGTACTTTGCCACTTTGTGGATTCTCTTTATATTCTCCACGCTTGACTACAACTTCCTTCGTTTCTGTTTCGTCACCGACTGCCGCATTCGTTAGCACATGTAATAACTCTTTTGCGGTTAATACATTCTCATCTATAATCTTATCTTTTTGTTCTTGTATATATTGCTTGATGTGCGGCTTTTTCAATAACCTACACGCTGTCACATGTGCGCTATTTGCGTTATATCCTGCTTTTATGGCACTTTGTGTTACATTCAGTGTTCTAATATACTCATTCACAAAACGTGCTTGCTTTGCAGTTAACTCACTCATTTTATCACCCCCACAATTTTATCTAATATGGTTTCATACCATAATATTACAGATTGTTCTGAACAATCTAAGGCACTACTAATATCTTGATAACTAAGTCCTTGTATAAGGGAGTCAAAAATATAAAACTCTTTATCGGTCGCTAATCTGTCAACAATCATTTCTATGTGATTCTTTATAATATGATCATTGACATTATCGTCTGTCATCAATTCGTCAGAATCTTCATCACCTATTAAAAAGAAATCATCAGTATTTATTTCATCATCGCCCCGTTAACTAGCTTTGAAGTCTTTAGCACACTTGCATATACCGGCTGTCGTGCTGGCGAGATACTAGCATTGAAGTGGTCTGATATTGATTTTGAAAACAACACGATTAGTATTACTAAAACATATTACAATCCAAATAATAACAAGAAGAAATATCAGATACTTCCCCCTAAAACTGAAAGTTCTATCGGTAAGATTTCCGTTGACCCAAATGTAATAAAGGTGTTGCGTGATTATAAGATAAACGTTCAAAATAATTGGAAAAACGAATTATATAATGATAACCATTGTAATGAAAAAACTATCAATGTGGATACAAACCATTATGTCACGTACCAGCATACTCAAAAATATCTCTACGCACTCATTCAGATACACACATTGCGCATTGCTCATAGAATCAGGTGTACACATTAAAGAAATACAAGAACGATTACGGCATAAAGATATCAATACCACTATGAATATCTATGCTAAAATCACAAATTCATACAAAAAAGACGCCTCCCATAAGTTTAGTCACCAAATGGAAGACGTCTCGTAATTAAAATATATTTGCGTGCATTCTAATTTATACTTAGAATGAATCATACTCGTGCATAATGTAATTTTCTAGTTAGTCAAAACTATAAACAGTTTTACATCATTCCTGGCATTAAGGGCAGTATGAAATAGATATAAATCACATACAAAAATCCTATTAAATCAGCATCGTGTATTCTTTATATATTCAATTTTTTTTAGTTTTTTTATTTCATTATGACCAATTTATGACCACCAATTATTACACACATAAATCTCTATAAGTATATTTGCAATGATCGATATGATTATCCATATAATGATTTTTCATTGCAATATAATGCTTCTCTCAGCATCTTATATCACCTAATAAAGTTAGTGTGAAATGTTAAAATTGATAAAACAATATAAATTTGTGCACCCATTTTTGATTAATAAATAAGCGTTTGATGCCTGCAACGTGTGATTATATTAATATTAATACGTATAAACATCGTCATATTTTTTTATATTCAACGTTGTAATCACGTATTATACTGAATATAAAATATCAAAAATAGATAAATACATATATTTCCCGAAACAACATCATATTAATCCACATTAAACATACAAAATTCATTCTGCTTATTAATAGTTCTAAGATATCATGTTATAATTAGTGAATAAAATCACAAAAGGAAGGTTTTAAATCATGAGACTTCAAAAAGCACCTTTAGTAACATCGGGATTGATCTTAGGTTTGTTGGGGTTGGGCAATCTCTTGAAAGACGTATCACTTGTTTTAAATGCTATTTGCGGTATCTTTGCCCTCTTTATTTGGGTTCACCTTTTATGTACTATTCTCAATAATTTTAAAAATGTTAAAGAACAATTGAATACCCCTCTAGTTTCATCTGTGTTCACAACATTTTTCATGTCTGGATTTTTGGGAACCACTTATTTAAATACGTATTTTAGTGATGTAACCATTATCACTAGCTTAATAACACCCTTATGGCTCTTATGTCTTATGGGGATTATGATACATATGATTATTTTTTCAATTAAATATTTAAAAGATTTTTCACTTGAGAATGTTTATCCATCATGGACAGTGCTTTATATTGGTATTGCTATTGCTGGATTAACAGCACCAATCAGCGGATTTTATTTAATTGGAAAATTATCAGTTATATATGGTTTTTTAGCAACATGTATTGTCTTACCAATAGTATTCAAACGATTAAAAACGTATCCATTGCAAACGTCTATTAAACCGAACACTTCCACAATTTGTGCACCATTTTCTTTAGTTGCTGCGGCATATGTTATAACTTTTCCTAAGGCAAATGATCTAATCGTTATTATTCTTTTGGTATTGGCTCAGTTTTTTTATTTTTATATTATATTTAAACTTCCAAAGTTGCTAAAAGAGCCGTTTTCACCAGTATTTTCAGCTTTCACTTTTCCTTTAGTAATTTCAGCAACTGCCTTAAAAAATAGTTTACCTGTACTAACGTACCCAGAAATTTGGGAATGGCTCTTATTTTTTGAAATTACATTAGCAACTTTAATAGTATTAAGAGTCTTTTTAGGCTATGTTCATTTCTTTTTTAAAACTAGCCCGAAGGCTAGCTATAACTCTTAATCTAATGTAGCACTTTTAAAAATATCTTATAGTAATGACAAAATGATAAAGAGAAATATGACAAGACATATCTTAATAAATCTTTGCTCAAAATCAACCAGCCATTCAGCTGCCGATTTTACTTGCTTCATATAAAACTGGGTATAGGGTAAAAACTTAATTCTATACCCTATTATTTTTTTCTCTTTATCCACCAACCCTTAAAATTGCTTGAATGTCTGCATTATTAAAATTAGCTTTAAACTAAAGATCTGAGGTTTCAATTACCATTTGGTAATCCAAGACAATGTAATATTTATTTGTAATTGTTTTAGTATTTACTTAACTGTTAGATAACTTTCAATTTTATAAATTACTATACACATTAAAAATAAAATCATTAAAAGTACTAATACTAATGACAGTCAAACACCAAAGTACCTTTTCCTCACTTTATCATTTTTCAACCATTCTGCCATATATTAAGTATCTATAATCAATACCCTAAATTTATACATACACCTAATATGTTTACATAAAAATAGGCAAGTACCGAAGTACCTGCCTGTTATGCACATTTAAATCTTGAGAGAAATGTTAAAAAGTTCTAGTAAAATAATAGCACATTTTATCTTTAAATGTAAATAGAAAGCAGGTGTGTAATGCACCTGCTTAAATAGACATGACTATGTCATTTCAACTGATTTCTCCCCATTAGTCGCCTAGTACCTGACTAGTTGGGGCAGAACCATTCCATGTTCTAATAGGCAAGTAATAACGTTGCCCCTCCCGTTTATATAATACCCATAAATAATACTTATATAACTAATTTATGTAATTTTACAAGGCTCAAAATTGAGTTCTGCAGTTAAATTCATAAACATTTAGTATGGCATTTTAGTTTCGCCGTTTGATGTTATGTGTTCTTTGGTGCATTCTGGTTCAAAAAGAGTTGCTTATTAGTATAAAATACTTGCGCCCATATATTCCAATGGTAGGACATTTAATTCTGGATTTTCAGCTATTTTCATAAATCTATTATCTGATAATTTGCTTAATCCAATTTTCAAGCCATAGCCTAAATTCCCCATGCGCTAAGTCATTTTTTTCACAGGTTTTAATCTACGACCAATCTCGAAAATCGATTAACCAGCGATGTTTAAAGCCATATTTCAAGGCGCCACATTTACGATAAACATATCTAGTTATACACACTCATTCCCCACTGCAGCACAGGGCGTTTCTCAACATCTTATATTACCTAATTTGTTAATATTTTCATACACTTTGCCCTTATCACCAACATTATGCCTTTTTTATGCCCTTAAAAGTTGTTCTTCAAATAAATTTATAACACCATATTTTTCATATCGCTAATTGTAAGTATGGGTATTTCTCGTTGATATCTTCTAGGTAAGTTTTGTTGATTAGTCGGCGCAAATGCAGTTACTAATACTTTTTTGATTTCTACAAAGTTATTAGGTTTTTCATTTCCAGAATGGCATTGCTTTAACTTATCTTCTAAATGATTCATCAACTGTAACTTCTGTCTAAATGGTTTATTAAAATGCTTGATTAAACCTTGAAACTCTCTTTGCAAGTTCGCTTTGCATTCGCATAAAATTATCGTCTTTCTATTCTCTATAGTCACAAAATCTAATAATCTATTGCTATAAGATTCTTTTCCATGCAGTGATTTACGTTTATGATATACTATTGGTTCATGACCAATTTTATACACAGAATCCTCAGTTCTGATATATTTTATATAAGTATACTCCAAAATTTGTCCAATATAATTATTTTTATCACTAACATTGCATAATTTATTATAAATTTTTGATAACGTCTGTACTTGTTTTTCATCAAAATTTTTTACTGTCTCTTTTAATTTTCTCTTAATTATCCTATAATACTGAAATATTCTATAATGAAATTTTTTAAAATCACATTCTATTTTATAATTTTGTGTTGAGTATTGTCTGATCCCCTCAAGTATAGAGACTAAAAAAACTTTTTTTTCGTAATTATTCTCTATTTTTTCTATAGCATCTATACCTTCAAGAAAGTAAAGTTTTTTAACACTTTTTTTATTTGCACTTTTTAATCTTATATTAGTTATCTTCATTTTCCCAAAACCTGTAAGGAAGAATAAAATTTGGTAATTTCATATTTGACAATAAAGTTTCAACTTCTTTTCTGAAATAAGGTTCTATAATTTCTAAAAGTGCATCTCTCATTTTTTCTTCCCTCTCTGTACTGAAATCACATATTATTTTATAATTAACTCTTAATTTGCCAATTATATTTTGATCATTTTCATCATCTAAAATTCTCTTTTTATTTTTCTCATTTTCCCATGAATTAGATTCTACACTTCTCATAGTAAAAATAATTTCTACATAAGCTTCATTATCTTCATTTGGTAAATTTACATTGTTATTTGCTTTTAATATTATTCCATCATTGTCAGTATTATCTTTATCAATCCTATTTAAATAATTAACTTCCAATTTTATTATATCTTTTATTTTTTTTATCATAACGTCACCATATCAAATTTTGTTTTTATGTCTGTATTCAACAATTTCTTTTTATCTTTGTAAACATTTTCACTTTCAAGTGATTTCGAATTACGTTTTTTTGTAAATTTTGTTTTTTTGCAAAATTCACATCATCTAATACATCAGCAAAAAAAGTGCTTTCAAAAATATATGAGCTTTCTATATTATTAATACTTAAGTCTTCTATCTCTAAATCAACTAATTCTTCTCTGATTTCAAAAATGTCTTTAACCATTTCAAAATCAAAATTATTTTGATTCAACTTTCTCTTTATATTAACTTTATCATCTTTTAAATAGATATTACTTTCATTATATTTTTCTATTTTAATATAGGTTTCTAAAAACTTTTTTTCATCTTCTGCTATTTTGGAACTATGAACTAAATGATTCCTTTTGTTTTTTAAATAATCCATTTTAGCGACTATTTGATTAAACTTATCACTAACTTGCATTTTATCGTCTTTTGCAAAAATTGAAATATTAGAAATCAAAGTATATTTCCTCCTTAATTCATTTTCTGTAAACAAAAATGACAGCGTCCCTACGCTGTCACCGTGTATATGCTTTCTATAATTCGTACACAAAAACAATAAATATCTTTATGTGTATTCGCCAAGATGTGTTGCTTATATGCAACCCTTATTTATAATATAGTACATTTCAACATTTTTTACCATACATTCACTTAAATTTGTCAAGTTAATTTAAAAATGTTGACATATAATATTTATTAAATACAACCTTATTGAATCGATAATCCGATTTATAATATGTACCTAAATTAGTAAGTAATCATTCTTCAAGCATCACATTTCGACAAGTAAACTTGCTGTTTTCTTTATTTCTAAAATCTCTTTATATCATCAACAAATTCTGGTGCCACAAGATTCACATCTTATTTATCTGTAAATATTCCTCATTAATCCTCTAACGGTATATCATCCACAATCACAGTATGATTAGGATTAGCGTTAGATACCTCTTGTACCGTCTTATCTAAATCTTCATCATCGCCATCCCATTCACCAATATTAATGAATATAGGCACATTCCCGTTAATATCATGCTTATCTGTAAATAACTTATGGTATTTACCCAACATATCACGAGCTTTTAAACGATCACTAGGTTTTATTGGTACCTCTATCAGTTCAACATGTTCATTATAGACTAATTGTACTTTGCCACTTTGTGGATTCTCTTTATATTCTCCACGCTTGACTACAACTTCCTTCGTTTCTGTTTCGTCACCGACTGCCGCATTCGTTAGCACATGTAATAACTCTTTTGCGGTTAATACATTCTCATCTATAATCTTATCTTTTTGTTCTTGTATATATTGCTTGATGTGTGGCTTCTTCAATAACCTACACCCTGTCACATGTGCGCTATTTGCGCTATAGCCTGCTTTTATGGCACTTTGTGTTACATTAAGTGTTCTTATATACTCATTCACAAAACGCGCTTGTTTTGCTGTTAAATCACTCATTCTATCACCTCCACAATTTTATCTAATAAGGTTTCATACCATAATCTTACAGATTGTTCTGAACACTCTAAGACATTGCTTATATCTTTAAAACTACGTCCTTGTATTAAAGAATCGAAAATATAAAACTCTTTATCATTAGCTACTTGGTCAACAATCATTTCTAAGTGATTCTTTACAATATGATCATCAATGTTATCGTCTGCCATCCATTCATTAGAATTTTCATCACCTATTGAAAAGAATTCATCAGTATTTATATCATCATCTATTAATACATCACTTCTAGTTCGCTTATGATAATCACACACGATGCCTTTTATTTGTTTTTTATCCATTGTTACACCACTTTTACATGTGAAGATTGATGATAAGCATTTACTCGTGCAATCTTGCTATTTTCAATTGCTATATTTCTTTGTTTTTGACGTTCTGAACGTTGTTTAATACTTGCTTGATACAAATCACCCTGTAAGCGTTCAATGACGTTGTAGGGTTTATATCGTCCATTTGAACGCATATATTTTACAACTTGCTTCTGCTCTTTTTCTGTATAATGATTTAGTACCTTTTTCAACAACGCCATATTATTTATAGATCTATTTTTATAGTTTTGTAACCCTGCTTTTGTTTCAATAATTTTGATAACTAATTTTTCAATCGGATATGAGACAGACACGACCCCCATTATTTCATCACATGTTGTGGTCGACGCACTCATATGGTACATACTTTCAATTTGGAATTCACACATCTTAATTTTTTTATTAATAAATGCTGGGTTAAATTGCGTTAATAGTTGATACTCAGATAGTTTATTGTCGCCATTACGATAATATAAACAATTCTTCGTTTTAAGCAGTTTCATTTATTCACCCCTATAAAGAGAGCCTACCCAAATTGGATAGGCTATTTTTGATTTAAGCGTTACGGAACACTTCGTTATACTTACTTTGAATGTTAATAATTTCTATATCGCCATCACTATCTTTGATGACTGGTTGCCCGTTATTTTGTAACCCAAACTGTCTTAAAACATTATAGTTATACTCTAATTTTTGATATTCTTCATTATTTCGATATGGATAAATTACCTTTTCTACCAATACATCAAAGTAAGGTTTTAACCTTACATTTTCATCTTCAGTAAGACGACTTTCTATCGCTTTTTTATAGATATTAAGTTCATATACATTAGTGGTTTTAGGATTGGCATTATAAACAAGATTAAATAGTTCTTCTGCATCAATTAAATTTACTTTCGCCTCTATGTCTTGACGTTTCAACATTTCAACTTGTGGATTCTCATATGAAGATTCTTTCTCTTTTTGTTGGATTTCTACTATTTTTTCTTCATGTTCATCTAATAATATTTGTCCTAATTCTTTGAATTTAGATTGTAGGCTCAAAGCCTTATTATCCATTTTATTTTTAATAACATCCGTTTTATAGCCTTGTCTAATTAATGATTTCGTTTCTGTTATTAGATCTTCAAAATCTCCTAACAAATTTCTATAACGTCTATCATTAAAATATACATCCCACGTATCACCCGTGATTGTTGTAGTTGTCATTTATAAGTACCTCTTTCTTTAGTTTTTGTTTTACACTTCGATTCGTTTCAAAGCTTCATAGCGTTTCATACTGCCATCAGCTAATTTCTTAATACTTCTCATCGCTTGTTGCTTTTCTTGTTCTGTCGTAATGATGTAATAACCACGTTCACTAGGTTTATAACTGCATCCGATAGGATAGCCATAATCATATACTAATGAATTGATTACTCTTCGTAACCATCGTTCATTACTTGAATTATATTCATATCCCAATTGATTTAAGATTTTAGTTTTAGTAATATACTTATTGGACGTATTTTTTATCACATTGAAAACTTGCAGGTGTTCGGTGGGTAAATGATACGTCTCTTTTTCTGCGAT